TCCTGACTACATTGCAGCAGAGCCAGGCCGGCGAGTTCGCCGATGTCAAGACGATCGCGGACGTGGAACGTCTCGCCCGCGAGGATTGGCCGCGCTACCTGCAATGGGACCTGGCGCAAAAGAAGATCGCCGCCGTCGCGCAGGAGATGCAGGCGGCTGCGCAGCGCCAGCACCAGGAGCAGCAGCAGAAATTTTCCGACTACGCCAAGGCCGAGGATGCTCGTTTCGTCGAGAAGGTCCCCGACATGGCGGACACGAAAAAGGCGGACGCGTTGCAGCGGCAGGCCATGGCCGTGCTTCATGACATTGGCTTCAAGGACGAGGAATTGGCGGCGGCGTGGCAGGGGCAGAACGGCCTCTCGCTGCGCGACCACCGCATGCAGTTGCTCATTCGCGACGCCACGCTCTACCGTGAAGCGCAGACCAAGGCCAAGGCTGCGGTGGCCAAGCAGGTTCCCCCGGTGCAGCGGCCAGGCGTCGCCGGCAGCACTCCCACTGCCCGCGAGGCCGAGCTCACAGCCCTCAACAAGCAACTCGATGGCGCGCGCAGCTCCATGACCGGAGCACGAGCCGCCGCGGCCCTGGTCGCGGCGCGCCGGCGGGCCGCAGGATAAGGAACCCGAACGATGGCACTCCCGACCAATGCCTTCGCGACCTATGAGGCCATAGGCAACCGCGAGGACCTCTCCGATGTGATCTACCGCATCGATCCGACCGACACCCCGTTCATGACCGGCGTCGAGCGCGAGAAAGCGACCGCGGTCAATCACGAATGGCAGACGCAGGCACTCGCTGCCGCCGACAACACCAACGCGCAGCTCGAAGGCGACGATCCGTCGACCAATGCCACCACGGCGACGGCACGGCTCGGCAACATCGCGCAGATCTCCTACAAGGTGGCGCGCGTCACCGGCACCCAGCGCGCGGTCGAGCACGCCGGCCGCGACGACGAGCTGGCCTACCAGGAGATGCTCAAGGGCCTCGAGCTCAAGCGCGACATGGAGAATATCCTGGCCGGCACCAACCAGTCCAAGGTCACCGGCAACGACACCACGGCGCGCAAGACCGCCTCGGTGCTGTCTTGGATCAAGACCAACACGTCGAAAGGCGGCGGCGGCGGCGCCGATCCGTCGGCGGCCGACGGTACTGGCACCCGCACCGACGGCACGCAACGGGCGTTCACCGAGGCCAACCTCAAGACCGTGCTCAACTCGATCTGGACCTCGGGCGGCAAGCCCGACACCATCATGGTCGGCGCCTTCAACAAGCAGGTGTTCTCGACCTTCACCGGCCGCGCCACGCCGATCGAGCAGGCGGCCAGCAAGCGGATCGTCGCCGCGGTCGAAGTCTACGAATCCGATTTCGGCCGGCTCGACGTGATCCCCAACCGCTTCATGCGCAGCCGCGACGTGCTGATCCTGCAGATGGAGCTGTGGGCGCTCGCCTTCCTCAACGGCCGGCGTATGGTGTCGATCCCGCTCGCCAAGACCGGCGATTCCGATCGCCGGCAGCTGCTCAGTGAATATGCCCTGGTTGCCCGCAACGAGAAGGCATCCGGCGGCGTGTTCGACAACACCACGTCGTGATAGACTGACGCGATGATCGAGCCGATGAACTTTCCAGAAGTCATCGAACGAATGGAAACAGGCAAATGGCCTGATCTGCCGGACATGACGGCAGCGGGCCTCAATCTCTCTGAGGCCCTCCAATTCTGGAACGATATGATGCGCTCGGAATACTCGCCACAGTTTTGGTGGGGGCTTCTGCGTCGCGTCAGCGTTTGGCGGCAGCGATCATCCGGTCCAGCTTTACATTGATCTGCCCGAGCTGGGCAGCGATGTAATCCAGCGCAAAGGCGACTCGCTCGTCCACTGCGGACGTTGTGAGTGGCTGATATGGCGTGTGGGCGATCTGTTCCCAACGCGCCTGCATTCCTTCTTCCGACATGACGTTCTCCTCTGTTTGCGACTCGGCTGAGTCGGAACGAGGAGTATAGCGCAGGAACCATCCCCATGACCGAATACAGCATCGACGGCGAAGGCGCGATTTCCAGCGTCCTCTCCGGTACTGAATTCCACGGCTTCGACGCCGGCGGCAGCGGTCGCACCAAGAAGGTGACCGCGGCGCAGATCGCCACCTACGTGAGCGCCAACCTCACGCAATCGGTGGCGGCGACCGTCACCGCGGGCACCACCCGCACCCAGGCCGGCGCCACCGTGCTGACCAAGGAAATCAACATGGTGACGACGAGCACGGCGCCCTCCGCCGGCTCGCTGCTCGGCGACGGCGTGGCGCTGATGACCGCCGCGGCCGGCCTGGAGACGATCATCATCAACAACACCGCCAACGTGATCCAGGTCTATGGCGTCAACGGCGGCAGCGACACCATCAACGGCGTCGCCGGCTCGACCGGCATCGCCATCCCGCCCAACTCGGTGGAAATCTTCTTCGCGGTCGCCACCGGTGCCTGGTCGATCGACGCCGGCGTCGGCTCGTCCGGCCAGCTGCCGGTCGTGCTGTCGCTTTCCGCCATCACCGCGGGCACCACGCGCACGCAGGCGGGCGCCACCGCGCTCACTGCCGATTACAACCGCGTCGATACCTCGACCGCGCCGGCGGCGGGCGCCATTCTCGGCGATGGCGTGAAGCTCCCTGCATCGGCGGCCGGCCTCGACATCATCGTGGTCAACAACACGGCGAACCCGATCCAGGTGTACGGGGCGGGTACCGATACCATCAACGGCGTCACCAACACCGTCGGCGTCGCGCAAAGCCCCAACTCGGTCGTGCTCTACGTCTGTGCTGCGGCCGGCACCTGGCAGAGCGAAGGACTGGGCACCGGTTTTTCGTCGGGCTTACAGACGCAGCTCGCCAACGACGCGATGACGGCCCATGCCGGCGGCGGCCAGGGCTCGGCGACCGCGATCAAGTCGATGATCGCGCGCTTTACCACCGTCGCCAACGGCACTTTTGGCACCAACGACAGCGCAGTGCTGCCGGCCTCGGCGGCGGGGCTGGAAATCACCGTGATCAATGCGGCCGCGGCCAACACGATGGACGTGTTCCCGGCCTCGGGCGAGAACATCAACGGCCTGGCCAACAATACCGCCATCCCGGTGCCGGCCGGCTCTGTGGTGACGTTCTACTGCACGGTCGCGGGCGCCTGGCACGCGCTGTTCACGCCCACCGGCACATCGGTATCGATGCGGTTGGTGCACAGCGGCGGTCGGCCGCCATTCGCAAGCGCGCCGGCCACCGATGCCGGCCTGGTCAATGCCACGCCGGTCTCGACCGAGACCTATCTCTCGGAAATCTTCGTTCCTGCGGCCGGCACTGCCACCGGAATCGGCATCCTCAATGGCGCCGCGGTTTCCGGCAACGTCACCGTCTATCTGCTCGACCTCTCCGGCCAGCAGATCGCCAAGTCGGCATCGACTGCGCAATCGGGCACCACCGCCTACCAGCGCGTGAATTTCTCGGCTGCCAAGTTCATCACGCCCGGCACCTACTACATCGGGCTCCAGGTCGACAACGGCACCGGCCGCTACACCGCGCACCTGTTCGGCGATTTCGGCGGCAGCAAGCTGACCGGCACCACCTACGGCACGTTCCCGTCCGGGCAGACCATGCCGACCACGTTCACCGCCAACGTCGCCCCGGTCGCGCACCTGTTCTGATAGGAGCAAACCATGTCGATCAATCCTCCCCGCACGCTCGCCGATGTCGCCGTGTGCGCGTTCAGCACGTCGATCGGCGCCTCGCCGGCCGTGGCATCGGCGGTGGCGCCGTGCTCGGGCTATGTCGAGCGCGTCATCGCGGCGCCGTCCGGCACCACCAGCGGCACCATCACGGTCGCGGTCGCCATCAACGGCGGCACCGACATCGCCAACAGCAACCTGACCATCGCCGCCGGCAGCAACGCGCGCGCCGGCACCGTGGTGGAGATTCCGCTGGTCGGCGCCGGTACCACGTCCGGCGTCTACATCAACGAGGGCGACAACATCACGTTCACGCCCTCGGGCGGCGGTGGCTCGACCATCCAGGGCGGCTTCGCGCTCGTCATCCGGCAGCAGGCGTAGCCCATGGGCGCGATGTTCCTGGAACGGCAGGGCTCGTCGCGACTCTCGACCGCGATCGCCACGCAGAAGATCAGCATCACGAACATGTCGGCGGTGAGCTCGGCGTTCGGCTCGCAGACCTACCAAATCCGCGTTGTCGCCGACACCGCCTGCAACATCAAGATCGGCGACAGCGGCGTGTCAGCGGGCACGTCGGATGCGCTGCTGCCCGCCAACTGGCCGGAATATTTCACGGTGACGCCCGGCCAGAAGATCGCGGTGATCGGCAGCAGCGGCCTGCTCTACGTCAGCGAGATTGCCTGATGGAGACGCGGTTGCATCTGCTGGTCGACGGCACGGCGGTGGCGGACAGCTGGCAGGACGTGGAGCCGATCCTGGAGCGCAATCATGCGCTGCGCGGCGAGGCGCAGCGTTCCGACTGGGGCCGGCACGTGGCGTCGATCCCCAACGTCATCCTGCTGCGCTGGCTCAACGAGGAGCACGCGCGCGGCAACATCACCTTGCGGCCGTTCACGCGCGAATGGGCGACGCTGGTCGCGCGCAAGCTCTCCGATCCGGAATGGAAATATCTGAGGACCGATTGACATGGCCATCCTGAAAGCCGCCCGAAGGAACAAGCTCGCCAAGTCGACGTTCGGGCTCCCCGGCGAGCGCAAATATCCGATGCCGGATGCAAGCCATGCGAGGAACGCGCTCGCGCGCGCATCGCAGCAGCTCGGCAAGGGCAATCTCAGCCTGGCGCAGGCGCAGAAGATACGCGCCAAGGCCTATCGCAAGCTCGGAAAGTAGGGTGGGCAACCGCGGCTGCACAAACTTTCCGCGTGGGCAAAATCGCCGCTGCGCGGTTGCCCACGCTGTTACGGGAACGGCGATTTTGCCCACCCTACAGGAGAATTGACATGGCCAAAGGACAATCGCGCGGGCAGGCTTGGGTCGGGCCGTATGCCAAGGACGACACCGAGGAGCCCTACGAGCAGAGCTACGAGAAGCGCGGGCAATCGGCGAAGCAGGATTTCGCCGGCCCGTATAGCAAGGAAGTGCCGCGCGCGCCGCAACTGCGGCCAGTCGAGCAGGAGCAGGGTCCCAAGTTCAAGGACGGCCAGGGCTGGCACGGCCCCTACACCGACAACAAGGGCTGGAGCGACAAATGAGCCAGCAGCGAGGCGACGGCAAGGCCTTCCGGCGCGGCCAGAGCTGGACCGGGCCGTACACCAACGACAAGCCCGGCTTCGATCGCTATCGCGGCGTCGACGATATCGGCAATCCGCCGGGCGCGCTCTCGCGCGCGCTGCCCGAGCGCCTCGAGCACGACGCCACCAACGCCGATATGGATTACGCCGACCGCAATCCGGGTTATGCGGCCAAGATCGGCCTAGTGTCGAAGCTGCCGAAGAAATAGCCCATATGCTCTGGTTCGTGCGCGAGAATGACTGGGCGCTGATCGTATCGGCTACGCTCGTCTATATATAACGATAGTTGGCTTCATTCTGGTACTCCGATGACCACGATCGCCACCTACACCGATCTGAAAAACGCGATCGGGAATTACCTTGATCACTCGCTCTTCAGCGGCTCATACGATCAGTTCATCTAGTTTTTCGAGAACGCCGCCAACCGGCGGCTGCGCACGCGCTTCCAGGAGGCGACGACGCTGCTCGGCGGCAACGATACTTATACCAAGATCATGCTGCATGCCGATACGGGCCTGGCCGACACTGCGAGCGCCGCAACCGGCTTGCACGAATGGTATCAGGCCGGCGGCGGCGCCACCATGATCGACACCGCGAACAAAAAGTTTGGCACGGCCGGATTGCATTTTCGCGGCGGCGTTGGATCGGCGGATTACATTTCGGTTGCAAACTCATCCGACTTCACGCTCGGCAGCGGCGACTTCACTATTGATTGCTGGTTCAAGCTCGCGGGAACCGACAGCACTCTGCGTTATATGTGCGGCCAGGCACTGTCCAACGATCCGATTACGGCCAGCACGTCGTCATTCACCGTGGCATTGAACACCTCGCACAATCTGCAAGCAAACTTTTTCGTCGGCTCGACCACTTACACGATCACCGGCAATACCTTCTTCACCGCCGACGGCTCGTTTCATCATGTGGCGGTGGTGCGCAGCGGCAGCTCGCTGCTGCTGTTCGTGGATGGCGTGATCGACATCAACGCAGCCGTTTCGATCAACGGAACGGTCAACGCTACGTCCAACAATTTCAGCGTCGGCCTCTACGGCTTTACCGGCCAAGGCGTCTGGTGGGGCTGGATCGACGAATTTCGCCTGAGCGTCGGCCTGGCGCGCTGGACGACCAATTTCAAGCCGCCGAAAGCCGCCTACGGCAATCTGGCAAACGATGGCTCGCCGCTGCCGGATGATTTCCTGATGTACCGTCGCGTCACCTGGACCGGCTCGCCGCGGCGCGAGCTCGTCAACGTGCACCCTTCTTATTTTCAGGCCAGCTATCCATCGCGGCCGGCCGATGTGCCGGCGTTCTTCACGATCGAGGACAACACGCTCGAAGTGATGCCGCTCGACAATACGGCGATCGAATTCGAATATTTCGCCAAGGTACCGGCGCTGGCCACGCTCTTCCCGGCCGACGGCACCCAGCACAATTGGCTGCTCGACAGCCATCCCGACGCTTATCTCTTCGGCGCCATGGCCGAGGCCGAGATGTTCGGCGTCAACGACGAGCGCATGCCGCTGTGGAAGGCGCGGCGCGACGAGATATTCGACGAGATCGAGAAGTTGTCCAACAAGAGTCGCGCACCCAGCTCCATGCGCGTGATGGGACCAACGCCGTGACGTCGTTCCACCGTCGCGGACTCATTCCGCCGTCACCCTGAGGTGGCCGCCCATCATCCTGAGGCGGCCGCGCTCTTGCGCGGCCCGCGAAGGATTGGGCGGCCCTCGAAGGGCGACGGCGGCCCCGCTGTGGCGCGTTCTCGGCCGTCATCCTTCGAGGCTCGGCCGGTCCCAAGCGGGACCGGCCTCGCACCTCAGGATGACGGGACGGAGTTTTCGCTGCCAAGCCACGACAGGAATAGCTGCTGTCCATGCTCCCCTTCATCGACTACCGCCCCGACGTATCGGCCTATCAGAATGCCGGCGGCAGCCAGGTCATTCAGAACGCGCTGCCGCGCGCCGACGGCTATGGGCCGATGCCGAGCCTGAGCGCATTTTCGGCGGCGCTGGCTGCGGTTTGCCGCGGCTATTTCTATGCTCGCAATGCCGATGGCTCGATTACCCTTTTCGCGGCAACGAGCACGAAGCTCTACAAGCTGAATAACGGGTCTTTCACCTGGACCGATGTATCCAAAGGGGGCGGCAGCTATTCGGCCGTGCCGAATTCCGACAACTGGCAATTCGCCCAGTTCAACAATTTCGTGGTCGCCGTCAACCTCAACACCGCCCCGCAAGTGTTCGATCTCACGTCGTCGACCGCCTTTGCCGATCTCGGCGGCTCGCCGCCGCAGGCGCGCTACGTGGCGGTGGTCGGCCGCTTCCTGATGCTGGCGGGGCTCGGCTCGTCCACGCCCTACCGCGTGCAGTGGTCGGGGCTCAACGCCATCACCACGTGGAGCTCGGGCGTGAACTCGTCCGACTTCCAGGACCTGCCCGACGGCGGCATCGTGCGCGGCATCGCCGGCGGCGAGAACGGCGTCATCTTCCAGGAGACCGCGATCCGCCGCATGGTGTTCGTCGGCGGCACGTTGATCTTCCAGATCGAGCGCATCACCGAGGACAAGGGGCTCTTGGCGCCCTATTCGCTGATCCGCGCCGCCGAGCGCATCTTCTTCCTGGCGCCGCAGGGCTTCCACATGATCACGCCCGGCTCCGGGCCGATCGCCATCGGCAAGGAGCG